GGAACGGCACTGTATGAAGTGCGACGATGCGAGTATGGACAGATCATGGCGATTTATGATGACAAGGAACAACATGTACCATGGGGTCTATGGGGACGCATCCTTCGATTGTACCATGAACGGGGCTCGAAACCGGCCAAGGTCTTCTTGTTGGCACACCCCGCGTTAAGAGAGTTTCCAAAGATCAAGACGAAGTCTATCACGCCAGAGAACATCAATGGTGGATACACGTATCACTGCAATAAGCAGACGATTATGTTGTACCGCGCCGAGGATGCCACACGCGTCTTAATCCATGAATTACAGCATGCATCGTGCCTGGATCATACTGACAACGGCGTAGATCAGACGGAAGCAGAAACGGAGGCGTGGGCTGAACTGTTGTATGCGGGATTTCTTTCGAAGGGCAATACACCACTGTTTCATCAGCTGATCAAGAGACAATCGGACTGGATGCAGACACAGAATGCGGTGGTTCAGAAACATTTGAGAAAGCCGATGGATTTTCCGTGGCGGTATACGATAGGGAAGGAGGAGGTTTGGAATCGATGGGGAATTCTCCAGCCGGCCTCTATCATCAAGGAAGCACAACATTCGCTGCGTTTAACGCCTCCGCCGACAAAGGAGTTGAAAGAGGCGTTTGGGATTGAATCAAAAATATTATAGGCTGTCATATGTAGTATATCATACTTAATTTTTTTAGTATGATACACTAGAATGCCAAATAGTAAATCGAATCAATCCCGACGTTATACAAAGAAAAACACGTCCACCACCGATGAACATACAAAAAATTTGATATCATCTATGTCAGAAAGTAAACTACATCAACCAACCATGCGTCGTAATTCATACAAAACATCTTCCTCGACTAATACACCTTCGCGCAATATGAACAGAAATTCGTACAAGACATCATCATCAACGCTCGCGTCTTCACATCATGCGAATCAATACGGCTTTGAATCCAATGCCAATCAATCCCCAATGTATGATCTACCAATCTATCGTACAGAAGATGACGAATCGTATAATTCCGGAACACGCTCGATTGAGCAATCTGAAAAGAGAGCATCGTATTATTTACAACACTTGAAAGAATATTACATCCCACAGGATAATTCAAACACGGTTCCAGATGAACAAATCGAAGGCCTATTGGTTCATTTCCCAGGGCAGCGACCGATGGCATATGATTCTAAAACAACATATCAGCACGGATTATTCAATAATATTAGAGGCAGTTTATCCGAAGATAATAAACCAATGTTATTGATTACCCATAAGGGGCTTCAGGAGGTCTCTTTAGAGGATATCAATCATAAATATAAAAAAATTCTTTCGAAATTATTCCTTTCATAAATATAGATCATAAATAAGAATGGCGAATAAAATCAATGATGCAGAAATTGAGTCTGCAACATTACGGGCAATTCAATATACAATGTGTGAATCATTACAACAAGTAAATAATAATGGTCAATATCGAGTTGTCATTGTAGGCGGAAGAGCGTTCGATTTTTATATCAACAATAATTTACAATCGGGTTTGGCAAATATTCGATTTAATGGTCAACCGCTTTACGAAAAATCATTTGATTATGATCTGGCCGTGTATCCGATAAATGTTCACGATTACAATAATCCCATATACAATACTTCTTATCTTCTTAGTACACCACGTGTTGACGGTCAAAATGCTCGTTATGATCTAGTACCAAATCCACATGGAGGATATGGAAAACACATTAGTGATTATCAAACCGGACATAATATTGATATGAAAACCTTTCCACCATTTATCGCACTTATAGCTTCATTAAAAAATAAATATAATGATATTACACCATTTGGTGTTAATAATCGAAACCATTTTTTAGATTCTGTTAGACATATAGCGGGGGTGAATCTAGTTCGTTTGGAAGATAGTCTTTTAGATGGGAGCGCATTTCAAACAAGTGCCTTTGTACATCGTAAATCGAAAGCTCTATGGATGATTAAAATACATATTCCCGCTAGAGCAGGATATGTAGCAGCTACAGTTGATGTAGTTGATATGAAAAATCCAATCCGAAACGTGGAAGGGGGTAATAATCCGATTTTATATAGTAAAGATCCTAATAATCCGGATAATTATCTACAAGCACTAAACGGCGACTATGTAAAAACATCATACCGAATAGGACGCGAACCAAATCGTCATTATTGTTATTATAGTAAAACTTCATATTGGAATGACCGAAATCGTGGTGCAAATTTCGGTAATGTAGCAATTCGGGGATTCCGTGGTTCTAGAGATCTTGATTTTGATAATTACAATAATGTATGGATAGTAAAACCATCCATTTTATTTAATGACAATTCGTTATTAATTGGTAACGCCGGTCAACGAATAAATATATGTAATGCACATGGCGGCGATTTTAATGATTTGATCACTCAACTCCATGCTGCATTTGGCATGGGTGCAGTTAACTCCAGTCTATGGGGAAATGAGATTATGAGGCCATTCACTAGGAGGATGGATCCTGATGAATATAACGGTGCGACAACTCATCCTAAATATTATAGAAAGTTTATCAAGCGATTCGTTCGTGTATTTTGTACCGCATATATGTATGCTCACTTTATTCTACCACCAGGTGTACAACCATTGTATGTTCCGCCATTAAATGATATATACTCACTTAGACATAATCCAGCGATGTTAATTATGAATTTTAATATACGATTGTTAGATTTTCCTAATTATATCACTGGGATTAGTATAAATAATGACCCATACGTAAAAGAGGGATTAGCACCTTGTAATCTGGCAGCCATTAGACAATATCCCATTTTATATCATTTAATACGAAGTAGAAACACTATTGTGTATCAATGTCCTCGTAATAACACAAGTATTACTAATAATTTTAGGGCATGCCCCGCCGATCCAACCTTCGCACTTGCTGCCAGAGAACTTGAAGAGAGGACAGGAGCAACTTTGGACTTGGCTGTTAATCTTGATGTACGTTATTGTACTGATAATTTTAAGGATCATCATGCATTCACATTTAATGACGGACCTGTACAAATAATCTATCACCGAGACATCGCACATAGATGGTCGCATTGGAATAATACACCCCCTTTTGATAGTTTTAGAAGTATAGATGATTGTCATTCTGTTATAAGTAGACTTGTACGATTATGTCGTATGGATCAAGTAAATTTCAAAGGCGAATTAATGTTCCAAGTTGGTCTGAATCCACGGGGCAATCCAGCAGGTATGAACCCTTATAATAAACAAACAATGCAAATGTGTTCATTTCTACGTTCGATTGACCATTTTACAAATTTACCATTATATCAAAATGCATTTCAACCTGGAATGGCCGTATATCGATATTCTATACCTTTATCTGTAATGACACGTAGTGTTCCGCATAGATGGGCTCGTCTTGATGCGCTTGATGTAGGAACGGAAGTATATATGACTTCTATTCTATCTGCAACAATGCGAAATTATTTATATAATCAGAATGAACCACTTTTTGCACTACCTGGTGTTAGAATGGCAATTGAACAGGAACATACACTCTACATATTTCAATTACTAAATAAAGACTTTTTATATATAAATAACTGCTCAGCATTTCCAATTGAAGTAGAAATAGCAATCACTCCAGGTATGAGATTTCAAGTACAGTCTAAGAGTTATTTCACGATCGCAAGTTTACCTAATGGCGCACCAGAAGACATACGAAAATATCGTAAAATATTTTGTGTTTCATTACAGCAAATTGAACAGAATGTGCATGTAGCACCACCACTTGCAGCAGCACCTGCAGCAGCACCACCACTTGCAGCAGCACCTGCAGCAGCACCACCACCACCGCCGTTAGCACCACCACCATTAGCACCACCGCCGTTAGCACCACCAGTAGCAGCACCAGTAGTACAACCTATGATAGTAGTTCCTCTTCAACCAACTCCTCCTCTTCCACTACAACTACAACAACCCGATCCTGTATATGTTGCACCTGGTGGTGGAATACTTCCTCCTTCTAATATTTATTATCAAACAATGGAATTTAGAATAAATAAATTGCAACAAAGGTGGCACTTTAATGTTTATTGTATTCAAGCCATGATAAATATAGCACTTACTACTATAGACCAATTTATACAGACAGGTCATACAGATCAAACATATCTACTACATTATCAACAATCACGACAAAGTTTAACAGATTATCTTATCAATGTTAATACTATAAAAGAGTCCATACACCAAAATTGCATTAATTATATTCAAAATCCAGCAAATTACAATGGGATACATCCACTTATTCAAGCATTAATTATTTTTAATAGTTGTGTAGTTATAACACTACAAAGAGTTGCAAATTTACTATTTTGCGGTTATTTACGTTGGCAAGATACACATGCTCCATTTATTTTTGGATTTCCTCAATGGTATGCAATTATGCTTACTAACCAAAATCATAATTATCAATATCTAAATGGAAATATTACACCAACCCATGTTGGAGTTGTTTCAGACAATCCACCAGCATACATATATGAAAATTTTGCAGCTGCCCTTACTGGTTCATACCTTGTAGGTGGTCCTCCAGCAGGATGGATCGGCGGTGGCCACAGTGGTTCATTTCTGGATATTATAAAAGGAGATGGTGGGGAACATCGACCTTATCCTGATGTTCCTTTCGATGGATTGATTATTTACCCTCCACATCATTCTTCGAATCATTCTTCAAATCATTCTGTGAATTCGTCATTGAATTCGTCATTGAATTCGTCATTGAATCGCCCCACGAACCGTTCGTTGAAGACCTCTTCAAAAAAAGGTGGAACAGTGAAAAAGAAACGCAGTAAAAATCAGCGTAGTCGTAAACACTGATAGGGTTTTTCTAAACAGAGTCCCTAAAAATATAAAAATTCTTACTATAATAAGAATTTTTAATAATGTACGAACGACTCTTATGCGATTCCTGCGGCGGCCAGACGGGCGATAAGACTATCAACCTTCTTTGACAGTTCCTGGATGGCGAGTGTTTGAACGGCGATGATCGCACGATCGGTAAGACCACGAGGACGAATCAGTTTTTCACCTTGATCATTGACTCGATAGATCAGTTCTCCATGTTCATCAACCAAAGGTTTGCCCTTATCATCAGTTTTCCATTGATATTCATGTTTCTTTCCATCAACTGCAAGTGGAATATATTGCTCTACATCCTGTGCAATAAAACCAAGATAGGTATCAGGTTGTCCAATGAAACGAAACGTAGCCGGTTTTAGATGATTGATTTGATCCAGTGCAGAAACCGTATCTTCGACATAGACAATATCCTCTTTGATACGACGGTCCGATGATACAGTAATCAGACCATTACTTCCAGATGTGATAAGGGTGCCGTTTCCTGTATACTGATTAAACATAATCTGTCCATCGCTTCGAATGCGCATGCATTCTGTGCTGTTGAATATACTGTTACCCCATGTAAAAAAGGATATCCATGTTTGATTGCTAGCTGGTCCAAATCCAGCATTGGTATTGGTATTCACATTACATTTCATTCCTAAGAATTCATTTGCTGAGGTAGTACTGCCATCCCATCTTCCAATATGAAAGGTATCTCGTTTGTCCGCGTCGTGTAAGCTTCCATAATTGCGATTGCGTCCTATACCATTGTTGGTACCATGTGCATCAAGTGATATGTTGGGTGTTGCTGTTCCAATACCGATATTATTAGAAACAGTTAAATTATCCCATATTTTAACAACACGTGAAACACCTACTATACCCGCACCGACAATATCTAATGCACCTGATGTAAAGAGCTGATATCCCATTTTGCCTGCATTCGTTTCTTTGGTTTGGTCATATCCAAAATTAATAATATTTGATCCGCTAATTACGAGACCTGTGTTTAAACGCGATGTTCCGTTGACATCCAGTAAATATCCAGGGTTAGTTATACCGATACCTACATTACCAGTTCCAGTAAAACATAATGTTGTAGGACCATTATAGATCTGCATCGAAACATAATTGGATGTACTTCCTGAACTTACTGTGTTAAATGAAAACTGACCTACATTATAATTGGAAGCGGTTGCTCCTAGATAGAAATAGGGATTCGTTCCATACACATGAAGTGTTTGTGCAGGTGCATTCGTTCCAATGCCAACGTTTCCTGTCGAAGTAATACGCATGTATTCTCCTCCGCCCGCTTGGAATAGAAGATTGTATCCTGAATATGCATTGACAATCATATCATTTCCTGATCCACCCGTTCCAATATAGCCCACGTTATTAGTTGCATTTGTAAACATCATGTAGGTCTGTGCCGCCGCACCTGTTAGGAGAATACGCTGACCACTTCCGTATATATGGAGAGGTGCCGTCGGATTAGCTGTTCCAATCCCCACATTACTGGTAGTGGTAATGGTCGACGTGGTTATGGTAGATGTCGCGTTCAACGTGCTGACATTCAACGTCGAATATGCTGCGACACCTGGTGTTCCATTGTTGATACTAGAAACTGTTAAGGTCGATATCGTAATTCGATTGCCTGTTATGGTTGACGTGGTTAACGTCGATCCACTCATGGTAGAGAAGACAATACTCGATGTAGTAGCCGTAGCAGTTGTTTGTATGGTACTGCCGGTCAATGTAGACACATTCAAAACGATAGCATTAAGAGCTGCTAAGTTTGAACTTCGGGACGTGTGATAGTTCACGGTCGACATCTCTAGGGAGACATTCGAAGTTTCGCATTCGCGAAAACCCTCTCTTGCTTCGCCTACCCCTTTTGCTCCGCTTACCCTCTCTGATAATGCGAGCGAAGCTCGCGATTGTTTCGGCCTTCGGCATGATCTCTGGTCTGATCTTACGCGAATACTATATTTTACATGTGAATATGACAAAATATAATATAAAAACCGAAAGATATTAACACATCTTGCTAACGCGAACATACAATACACCATTCGCATCATAACCCCACCACGCGCCTCCATTGCTGATCGTTAATACATTTCCACTTGCGCTGGTAATCTGGCCATATTGTGGGCCGTTTGTGGAAAACATTTTCGTATACACCGCAGCCGTGAATCCATCATAAAAGACTTGCCATGCCGCTGCTGGGTAGTTTGCGATAGGATTACCATAGTGAAAATAGAGGAAATACAGACCTGCCCCATATGGTAAAGTATACGTGGTAGACGCAGGGCCAGAATCCACTCTCAACCCAGTATTAATTGGCGCACCCGATACAACCAAACTGTCCGTGGTGGTTCCGCCCACCACCTGCAATTTGGTGCTAGGTGTTGTGATTCCCATTCCTACATTACCACTACTCGCAACAACAATGCAATTCGCGGGTGCAGCATAGTTAATCTTAAATTGATTAACCCATACGAGCCCACCTGCATATCCATAATCACCAATAGAAAAATTAAAATCAGCATCGTATCCCATTTTACAATAACGGTAGCCAGACCCATTTGATTTTCCAAACACAATATTTCCATCGCTCGAACCAGACGCCGTGTTCGCATGGCCGATTTGAAGCATTCCATATGGAGTATTTCCGTTATTACCAATCGCGACTTTTCCACTGGGGTCGGGCTGTATAAATACATATTGTGATGCAGCCGTATTAGGATAGAGTTGAAGATGTCCATTACCATCCGTAAAGATATACGATGTATTGGCTGCCGTTTTCAAATTAAGACATGCGACATCGTTGATATTACCTTCAATTTGAATGCGATTTAGATATCCAGCCGTCGAGTTTCCATAGACATGGAGACGTACAGCAGGGCTTGCTGTTCCAATACCGATATTACCACTTGAATAGTACGCGTTCGATCCGCTCACGGTCCATGTGGCACCCGATCCTCCTGTAAATGCTGCTCCGTTCACAAATACCCCAGTACAATTGAGTGATCCCGCAACATCAAGACGATAGGCTGGATTGGACATACCGATACCAACATTTCCAGCCTCAGTAATACGCATAGCTTCTACCGCACCCGTTCCAGCGGACGATGTTCCAAAGACCAGTGCCCCCGCATCATCATATCCATTTGTAGAATCCGTTATGCAGCGAATAAAGGAAGACGCATTGGGACGTCCCCATCCATGGAAGCACATTTGTCCTACAATCTGTCCTACAGTCTCTTGTGCACTTGTAAGTTGACTAATACGCAGTCCAAAGTTTCCTATGACATTCGTCGTGGTAGTACCCACAGTAGGTCCTTGAATAAAGGTTGCACCGTTCACGTGAAGTTTAGCAGATGGATCGACGGTTCCAATACCGACATTACCATAGGTTTTAATAACCATCTTACTATCGGATATACTGGCCGTGTTCGCAAAATCATTCGAGGATCCTCCCGTTGAATTGTTCAAGCAAAAGTGTAAATCGGCGGTGCTCCACCCTGATCCTGAACCGTTTCCGTTGGCTAAAATACAAACCTTATACGCAGAGCTCGCTGAACCTCCTGGGGCAAGTGGAGTTCCTAGATAGAGAGTGGCAGTCGTGGTTTCGGTTCCCGCGACAATTGCCATCGAGGCCGCGGCGGCGGATCGAGACACGGTGAAATGACTGAATACATAGGGTCTGTAATTGGCGACAACTGCATTGCCATACGCGTGAAGCGTTCCTGATGGATTGGTGGTTCCAATACCGACGCCTGATGAGGTGAGAACCATTGCATTTGTCAAGTCTCCTGTGGTACCTGCCGTTCCAGTGAGATAGGTGAATTGTAATGAACCACCCGTTTTATAAATTCCCCAGTTGGTTCCTGTAGTGCAATTCTGCCAGTTTGGACTGGTATAGATAATATCAAAGAAGATTCCATTATTGTTATGATCATAGTTAAACAGATTCATGGTCGGATACGCATAGGAATCGCTGCTTGTATTGAATAACAGATTGCCAGAAGAGGTTGTCTTTGAATACTGCGAACTCGTTCCGTTGATCGACTGGGCGCCGACAAGAGACAATGGGAAGGAAGGGTTCGTTGTTCCAATGCCGACATTACCCGCACCAGTAATACGTACGCGTTCGGATGCAACACTGTTCGCGGTCGTCGAACGAGTAGAAAATACCAGATCACCCTGTGTAGCACCAGACGTGGTTTGAACATACAATCCGATTTCAGCAGGGTAAAAGGATCCACTGGTTGCACCACCGTATCCGAATCCAATTCCATAGTAATCGCCCGCTGCTCCGCCGCTCGTCCAGGAAGAATTTCCAATTCCAAGAAGCGGTTTTCCAATTCCGCGTGGTGCTCCCGCCGACGCATTCGCAGCAATGCCCGCGTCCAAGACAAGAACAGGGGCGGAATAGTTCGTTCCCAGTTGTGCAACGGTAAGAAGATTGCTGGGCGATGTCGTTCCAATACCTATGCTACCCGCGGTATAGTACGCGTTGGATCCGCTCTCAGTCCATTGGGCACCCAATGACGTTATGGCAACGCCGCCAACGTACAAACTAGAACAATTCAGCGATCCAGCTACGTGAAGAAGATAGGACGGATTCGTTAGACCAATGCCGACATTGCCACCGAGTTGGTTGAGACAAAGTGTAGAACCTCCAGGCGTTCCCTGTTGGTAGGACTGGATGTATGCCGCCGCCGTTCCCATGGCGAACATGAGGACCATGTTGTTGTTCGTCGAATTCATAAGAACAAGTTGGTTGGACGAATTGCTGCTGTTTCCTGCTCCACAGATCGTGGTTTGTCCCCATGAGGGGGGAGTATCGGTTCCGATCCCGACGAATCCAGAATTGGTTATTGTCATCAGGTGGGTATCCGCGGAATTCGAAAAGAGAAACGCACCGACTGCGGGATTGACGGTTTTCGCACGAATGATGCATCCCCAGTTGGAATCCGTGTAAATACATCCAGCCGCATACGTTCCACCGAAACCAAAGAGGATCGACCCTGATACACGAGCTGTTCCTACGACATCCAGAGAGTACCCAGGCGTGGTCGTACCGATACCGAAATTGCCTTGATTGAGCGTCATGCCCGTGTAGGTGCTACCGTTATTGGCCTTTGTCCAAAAATTCAAAATACCGCCATAACCGCCGCCACCACCCGCACCTGCACATCCACCCTGAATACCTGCATATCCATAGGTCCAATTCGCCGCATAACCTCCGCCAAACTGAATGACTTCCGTGCACGTGGTTCCATTTTCATATTCGGCCAGCGAACCGAGTTGAATGTTTCCACCCGCGATGTTTAATTTCGAGAATGGATTGGTTATGCCGATACCGACCGAACCACTCGACGTGAATACAACAGGGATGGTTGATGTAGAATCGTTAAGCAAGAATTGGAGATGGTTGTCAATACACGCAACACCCCACTTACTGGATCCCGCGACCTTAAAAATAAGATCGCCACCTGAAGGACCTTCTAGCACGAAACGGGCGTAATCGGATGAGTGTTTTAGTCGGGCTAACACCGTGGAACCACCATATACATCAAGAGGATATGCAGGATTGGACGTTCCGACACCGACATTACCCTCTGAGGCATTGAGAAGCAGGGGTCTTCCTCCCACACCGGATTGGGACGACTGGATTGACGCGTAGTTGCTTGTTCCGTCAACGCCGATCAGGAGATTCATGAGGGCAGAACCGGTCGTATCGGAGACGGACAATTGGGTGGGAGCATACGTAAAGGGATTCGTGGGAGGACCGACGATATCAACGACTCTGCGTGGAGTAGCGGTTCCAACACCGAGACGGCCGCTGGAAGCGACGGTCATCGCATTGGTTCCTGCGGAAGATCCGACGTACCATGTATGACCTGATGCTGCATAGGACATGGCCGCAGCGGTTAGTGCTCCACCCGCCGCACGGGTTCCTGATGTCAAGGTTCCACCACCCGAATAGATGATGTCCACACCGGTTCCGCTGGTGAGTGCGGTATAGGTCTTATCGAGAACACGCATGGATCCGTTGACGTCGAGAACGGCGAGGGGTGCACTCGTTCCAACGCCGACGTTCATCATTCCCAAGGAGAGTGCGGGACCACTGCTGGATAAGGACAGATCGACCTTTGGAACGGCATAGACGACGGAAAATCCAATACCACCGGTTGTACTGTCGTGTCCATAGTAGAAATAATTGTAAGTCTGTAAGGTAGAAACATAAATGACCAATGTCTGACCAGGCTGAAGGAGTGTCTGTCCCATCGCGGAAAAAGGGGTGGGTGTGGTCGCCGCACCGTTTGCCGTGGAAGAACCGGTTGCGTTAATAACGTATAATCCGTATCCCTGAAAGGGCCACCATTCGTTAATAAAGTTTCCATTCACGTACATCGAAATATTGGTACCATTGTTGCCTTGACCGAGATACATGCTAACGCTAGAAACGTAGCAGGCAACGGGTGCAGTCCATGTTAACGCGATACTATTGTATTTAAACGTATTGGTTAGGCTACCCCATCCAGCAGTACTAGATGTTTGACTAGAACCGGTTCCTGATACAGTAAGAAGATTGGGGCAAACCGTATTGGGAACGGAAAGGGAGATATTTTTATTCACGGCTTCTAAGATCATGTTTCCGCCGACCGCATTGATAACGGTATCGCCTGCCGCGGAATGATTGGAGTACTGGCTGGCAGAATACGCAAGACCGTATCGACTGTAATTGGCGACATTGAACCCGTTGGCGACGGTTATGGCAGTGCTGGTGTTTCCTCCGTGGACAGTGAGAAGAGAAGAAGGGTTGGTCGTTCCAATTCCGACATTACCAGTGGTTCGTAGGGATGATGTGGTGATAGTGGATACCGCATTCATGGAACTGACGTTCAGCGTGGAAAAGGCCGCTGGGGCGGCACTGTTAATACTCGACACCGTCAGGGTGGATACGGAAAGCGTATTGGATGCCAGGGTACTGGCCGAAAGGGTGCTGGCTGAAAGGGTGCTAGCCGAAAGGGTATTAGCGGAAAGACTGGACCCGCTCATCGTGGAATAGCTGACCGTCCCAGTCTGGAGGGAACTGACAATTACGCTGGACGTGGTGGCCGTAGCACTTGTTTGTATGGTACTACCCGTTATGGTGGAGACGTTTAATCGTACCGCATTAAACGCTGCCAAGTTGGACCTTCGCGCCTCGAAGTAGTTCACGGTCGACATACTATAAGGAGACAGGCTAAAAAAGCGAAGCTTTTTCAGACAGTCATCTAAGCACCTTTTAGGAGCGTTGCGGATACCCCTCGCTAGAAAAGCCTATGCAAGCGATTGTTTATTTTAATGGTCTGATCTTACGCAATTCCTGCAGCGTTCAGACGCGAAAGAACTGTTGAGAGTTGGGATTCTAATGTCGTAATCTTCTCCGCTTGTTCTGCGTTTTGTTTGATCAATTCTTTGACACCCGCCGCGGCTAACATACCAATCTGATCTTTATCTACAGATAAGAAATCGTCGACTTCGATTCCATAGACAAATACCTTATCGGCTGGAGAATAATTCTCCCAAACAGCTACATCAAATGAATTTCCAGTTAGATGGAATAGTTTAGTTTCATATTCTTTTTCACGATCTGACATACTGACATACAAACGCACCTTCATATTATCTTTGACATCCGCTGCAATACTGTCTACGATAATATGAACCGTTGTATTCTGTATTGAGTGAGTGGCACGCTGGTAAATATTGGGGATGTATGACGTACCTGCGGATACTGCATGAGGAAGAATGGCCTTAACATCTTGAGCAATGATGCCTGCATCAGCTCCTTCTTCGCGAAAATTAATTCGGTCATAACTAACAATGGTCAAGGCATCTAATTTGGCAAGACTATCCACAACAGGTGTTATATTCTTTTTAATACGGCGATCGGATCCAGCAACAAATCCTGTCGCTGTTTGAATGACGTTGGATGCGTAAATGCTTGCGTTCTGAGATGTACCAGGGGTTGCTAAGACAGTACTACCTGCTGCAAAAAAAGTTGCAGGTGCATTCGATGAAGTAGTAGCAAATCCATTCACGTGAAGTGGTGTAGCGGGAGTGGTTAAACCAATACCGACATATCCAGATGTATTCATAAATATTGAGGTCGTAGCCCCTACATTACCAGTACGAAACCATGCACCCGCATAGACATTAAATTTCATACCATCCCATGCACCTTCGGAATCTACATTAAAGCCATTGTTATAGATACAGTGATTAAAGTCGTTAATTGCATTGGAAAAAATGAGACGATTGCGATACAAACATGTGTTGCCTGCACTGTAATAGATTGCATTACTGGCACCGACGGTCCATACCGATCCCGTTCCTGTTGCCACCGCCACGCCGTTCACGGTAAATGATCCGCGAATGTTGAGTGTTCCGTTGACGTCCAATAGGTATCCTGGATTGGTTATGCCAATACCGACATAGCCATTACTATCAATTACCATTCGTGTAATAAGGTTTGATGTTGTCAAACTATCAGCAGGTTTCGTTTGAAATGCTAATCCACCTGGATATCCACCAGTTGATCCACCAGTATTTGCTGCAATGTAGCCGATGACTGCACCAACTTGCCATGGTGTACCATTGGTTGTTGAAATGATTAACCCCTGTGTGGGATAAATACCTGATGTTCCATATACCGAATGTAAATTGAACAGACCATAAGGTGTTGTATTTCCAATTCCGACATTACCACCTGACGTGATGGTCATCGCAGTTGTAGAGAGTGAATCATTTATCCAAAAATTGAAATTGTTATTATAAACACCAAGGCCCCATTTAGAAACACCTCCTACCTTATAAATAATATCACCACCAGACGGTGCATCTAAAACAACACGAGCATAATCGGCGCTCTGTTGAAATCGGGCTAATATAGCGGAACTACTATAAATATCAAGTGGATACGTAACAGTTGCCGTTCCAATACCAACATTTCCTGTGTCAGTTAATATCATGGTTGTACCCGTTAATCCACCGCCATTATGATAAAATCCTAAATAGCCTCCGCTAAGTGCAGGCATGGTTCCATCCGCTTGGCCACCAGATGCAACAATCCTCCAATTGGAATACGATGGATTTCCATCAAAAGCCGTTTGTCCTCGTAAAAATTCAATAGATGGTTGTCGATTGGAACTAGCATCGATAATTTGAAGTCGTGGTAAACTTCCATATACACTCAATAGCGAACCAGGTGCATTCGTCCCAACGCCCACATTACTTGTGGTAGTAATGGTCGATGCGGTAATAGTTGACGTTGCATTTAATGTGCTGACATTCAATGTGGAATATGCCGCAACACCAGGAGCTCCGCTGTTGATACTAGAAACCGTCAGGGTGGACAGTGTTAACGATCGGGTGGTAATGGTCGATCCAGTTAGGGTCGAATACGCGATCGCGGTCGTAAACAGATTATTTATCCGTAGAGTATCGGACATCTCTAGGGAGACATTCGAAGATTAGCATTCGCTAATCTTCGAATGTCTCCCTGACCCCCTCGCTGGTAAAGCCCCGCTTGTGCGGGGCGATTGTTTATAGAAACGTATTTTCAGTGTTTTTTAAAACGATCAAAATACGTTTGCCTAAGCCCGAAGGGCCCGCCGTGCGGGAGCGGACTCCCGCTCAGAAGAAGCGGTTATGATAAAAGTTTGTTATATCCGTCGGCGACAACGTGGTATTATGACAAATCATTTCCGTCATGTAGCCATTCATGGAACGTGATATAGAATAACTATCGTGTCCAATTCGATTGAATGCGGTGGTCTGATCATAACCCGATTGAGAGGTCGCCCATATCGGATTTTGAACGGATACTGTAAAATAATTCCACCCACTCAATAATACAGAGGTGGCACTCACACCATTATTATAGGCCAAACATGTACCACCATTTGTCGTACCCATATAATACCAATCATTGAGATCACCCGTTGTAAAGTCTGTACCGTTTGCAAATCGTAGTTCGATATGGTGTTGTGTTGTAATAATAGAAGCAAGCTCTGTATTATTATTCCAAAAATGGCACAACACTGTATTGGGTTTGATAGGAGTGGTAAGAGTCAGAAGGGTTCCATTCACTTTTTGGAACTGAATGACCCAGCGGCCGTTCACGATGGTCATGTTTGGTTGAGTGGTATTATTGGAAGTATTGAGAGCGTGATTTCCATTTCCACTTTGGTCGTACCAGCGGTAAACGTACCCTGTTGCACCATTGAGCCATGCAGTCAAGGAACTACCTCCACCATTGATCCCCGTCGTCAAATAACTCTGCATGAAATCCGTGTAGAAATCGGAGGTGGCACCGTCGGAGCTTCTACGGATGGTCAGGATCGGTCCTGTATACAATGGGTTGATACGACGACATCCGAAGATGACATTGCAATTGGTATTGTTGATAGAGGTCTGATAGGCGGTCCACGTCGAATCCGTATGGAGGACAAGAGAGGAACCGTTGTACATGGCGGCAATGAGACCACCAGGACCACCGAGGTTATAACTGTAGATGTCGAGAAGGTTAGTACCTTGCTGAACGGTGAAGGTGCACGATGTACCTGTTCCGCCCCAGCCACCTCCGAAATCAGTCGGGGACATGAGTTTTCCGTTTAGAAAGACGTATCCTGCATTGTCGTCTATGACATACAATGTGGCGGTAAAGGTCGAGTCGGCGGTAAAGAGTTTATAGAAATGAATCCAGGGACCAATGGGAGTACTCGTCGCCGCTCCAGCGGCGTTCCAGATCCAAAGAGCGGTCGTGTCGCCACCGGGTGCTGAATAGCCCCATGGTGCCATGGTGTATCCTCCTAAGACAGTGCAGGCGGTGGAATTCTGATGGAAATAGTTCTTTCGAGCACCATACATCGAACTGAAGGAAATGGGGCCGGATGCAGGAATGAGAACGTTGGAGGGATCGTAGAAGGCGGAATACCCTCCACCGCGATACAAATAACTGCTCATTGGGGTTCCGTTGGGCGCCCCGAAGAGAGTATTCATATCGCTCATTTTCATGGTCCCTGATGTCTGCAATGACATCCTTACTTATGGATTTTGTTTTTTATCGTGCTTCTAATGCTTCGAGACGAGCTAAAAGGCTAGCATAACTAGCCGAAAGGCTAGCATAACTAGCCGAAAGGCCAGCCATGCTGGCCGAAAGTGTAGCGACCTGGGACTTCAGTTCGACATTTTCTTGTTGAAGCGCAGCACACGTTCCGTTAAGAGTTGAGACCATAGACGAAAGCTCTTGTACACCTTTCAGAGCCAAGATACCAAGTTGTTCCTTGTCTACATTACGAAAATCGTCCACCTCCTTACCATAGATAAATACACCATCGTTTTCTTCGTAGTCTTTCCACTTCTCGGTAATAAACCCACCATCAATAATGGATTTTACGACAACATGATGTGATCCTTTGTCTGCGGTATTCTGTCCCGCATTGATTTTAATCTTATCACCAGCTTTAAAGTTTTGTTGTGGATCGGTGCTATCATAATCGAAAAAGATGTAGAGATCATTGTCCACAAGATATTGACTGGTAGCAAGTTTCAGATAACATGGAATAACACCGATGGATGTATCAACTGCATTGGGAAATACCGTTTCTATCTGTTGAGCAATGACACCACACTCGTCTCGTTTATTATTAGGTTCGTCGATAAAATCAAATGATACGATCTCAATCTTGTTAATTGTTTCCAACATGGATCCGACGGGTTTTATATTTTTCTTGATGCGTCGATCAGATACTGTACCAAACCAATAACTAGTAACAATTGCCTGTTCCGCCCAAATACTGACAGCCCATGTACCAGATGCATTGTGGAATGCTACACCGCCTGGATGCATATAAGCTTGCAAGTACCAAGAATAACTGCGACCAGTTGGGATATAGAGAGGAAAAAGTAGGGTGGTTGTTCCAATCGATACCCAATGGGTATCAAATACTGTATTACCTCTTATATAATTCAACCCATCTGTCCAGTTAAAATGCGTATAGGCGATTGAACCATTGACATTGTTGATATTTAATTGTCCAGCTGAATTTCCACCAATGCTTATCCTGCTACTAAAATTAGCAGCACCAGCAACATCTAATGCATAGGCTGGGGCTGTAATATTAATTCCAACATAACCATTTGTATCAATATTAAGACCCGTTCTTGATCCTTCAAACCCAATACAAAAACGGCTGTCGCTCATTGTTCCGCAATCCCACCATCTACCAGACACTACACCTCCTGCGCGCCCACACCGAATGACACAATTTCCTGCACTATTACTAACAATATGAGGCTCGGTAAGCATAACAGGCATGATGGTAGCGTATTGTGTTCCTGCGGTTTCGGACCGTGTTGTACATCCATCGCCCCACAATGATGTTGTTCTGACTTTAAAATGACTCCAATAATCACTTGATCCACCTGTTAAATATACATGAAACCTTGTAGAGGGATTTGTTCCGATACCGACATCACCGCTGATTGGATTAACTACCATTTTAGAATTCCACGTTCCAGAAGTAACATCACCTGTATAATATCCAATATCTAATAAACGATGTGCCGAAGTATCAGAATTTAACGCGATACGTAAATTAATACCACCTCCACCGATTGAATAACTTCCACCAGAAGGATATGATGAATGAAGACATATCATACTGCCATAATTCACAGTTATGTTTCCACCACTTACATGTAATAATGATCCAGGACTTGTCGTTCCAATACCGACACTACCGTTATGGTCAATGACCATTCGTTCATATTGACCTCCTACCCACGAGTTTGTGGTATAAAACCTCATTTTTGTTCCATATCCTCCTGATCCTTGAACGAGAATACCAGCATGAGTATATGTATTACCGCTGTTATTTCCAGACCAGGTAATACCGTTAAAATAATCAGGTGTATTACCGCCGATGATATGAATTCCACAGTATGCACTTGTTCCAACACCTGTGGAACTGGTAGTGGCTTGAATGGTAAGCGAAGTTAATGGACTTGTTGTTCCAATCCCCACATTGCCAGTCGATGCCTGCCACGTCATGATATTGGCCTTTCCATAGATCTGTAGGAATGCATAATTGGATGCCGAACCCGCTCCCACATTTGTCCAGCCAAGTTGGGCACTATTATTGGCAGAATTGGCCGTTCCAAAATACAAATATTGTGATCCTCCTGTCGATAAATTGGGGGAAAAGAACATGAGAGGTGCGGAGGAGGCAGATGATGTGGAATCAGAAACATGTAGGATAGCACCTGGAGCACTGGTTCCAATACCCACATTCATCGCGCCCGTATTCATGCTGAACGCAGTAAAGTTAACGTATTGATTCACCGCCGCCGCTTGGAAGTAAAAGACAATGGTTCCCGTATAGGTTCCAGAAGCATTAGGAGTGAAGGATCCTGACACCGTTGTTGCACTGGTCGTAATACTATACACCGATGCACTGATCTGAGTTGATGCGGTCCCTGCCGAGTTATATTGGTATACGTAAAGTGCCAAGGCCTGTGATCCTTGCGTTCCCGTAAAAGTAAAGTTATACGTTGTTCCTACGACAAAGGTATAAGAGGAGAGACGCATGACGGCGGCACCAGAGGATGCTCCAGCAGTGAGACGATAGGAACCCGAAATGACACTTCCTGCAGGAGCGGTGGCGGGTAAGCTTGCGGCCGTAAAACTCGCGGCGGTTTGACCGGAATCCGCCAGAGAGGTATAGATGACATTTCCAATGTTGGAATTGTACCCTGGTGCAGTGGTAATACTTGATGTGGTGATAGACGATGTATTGATAGAACTGGCATTAAAGGTAGAATATGCTGCAACACCAGGTGCTCCACTATTGATACTGGAAACCGTCAGGGTAGATATTGCAAGCGTATTGGAAGTCATAGATGATCCCGTTAGAGAAGAAAATGAAATAGAGGGTGCTGAGATGGTAGAGCCGGTCAGGGTAGATAAGGATAATGTTCCTGTTGTTATGGAAGCGGTTGTAATGGTAGAGCCCTGGAGGGTGCTGACCATCATGGCGGGGGCTCGGACATTTCGCCGAGCGTTAAAACTGGCAAGTCCAGTTGCCATCTCTACTATGATCTTATTTTTTGGTATATTGAATAACACAAAATAAGATTTGGATCTCAAATTATGAAAGACGTGCAGTGATATCGTCTATCTGCTTCTGAAGCAAAGCCAATTGGCTGCTTGTCGCGGCATTCGCCGCTTGAAGCGCAACACACGCTTCGTTAAGCGAAGCAATCGTCTCGGCTTGGCATTTTACCATATGGTACAATTCTTTCGCACAGGCCGCGCCTAGAATACCTACTTGTGCAACGTCAACCGAATGAAAATCGTCAATCATGGTTCCATGAAGAAACACCTCATCGCTTGGAGAATAATTGATCCATTTCTTGACTTCAATAGAAACATCAGTTGCATGGATAATAGTAGCAGGATAATGTTGTGTTCCATTTGTTGCCGTGATAAGGCAAAGTACGACATCATTTTCCTTAAGCGGAAGAGTATTGGTCATTCGAATAAATACAATATCATCTGCCATCAATGTATGATCTATTTTTTGTTGAACATTTGGAAGATATCCGCTTTTTAATGATACCATTGTAGGAAATACCTTTGCAACATTCTGTGCAATAATTCCTACTTCATGACTTCCTGCTTTTTTATCAACTCGATCATAGGAAACAAAGTCGATCTGATCTAGTTTGCATAACAAATTCTTCAGTGGACAAATGCATTCTTTGATGCGTTCATCGGAAGGAATAAAATAGGACTCCATTCTGGATACTATATATCCATATCTTTTATATTCTTATATCTTCATGATATAACACAGTGCATAAAACAAGGGACGATTTTCAAATCCCCATCCACTTCCTGTGTATCCAAGTGAACTTGGAGGCGTCGATGTTCCTGTTGCAGCCCAGTTGGTCGAATCTGTGTAAATTCCAAATCGTGTACCACAACATTGATAATCATCACCATAACCCATTTGACCGCAACCACCGTCTCCTGAGTTGGATGCACATCTCTGATCGGTTGCACCACCGTGTGTATGGTTAAGATTAGGCATAGAGTGAGTATGGGAGGGAAGATTTTCGACGGAGAGATATGTAGTGCTTTCACCACCGGTTGCACCAGGACCATATCCACTTCCCGCAGCAACGACGAAACGATCCTGCAAGTTAGGAGTTCCACTTCCACCATTACATAACGCCCAACCTGTTGGAACGGATGCAACCGATCCGTACCACATAACAATGATGCCATAAGGAATGAGTGTACCACTTCCTACAACAAGTGAACCAACAGTTAATGTTCCACCACCAATATTTACATTTCCACTACTATCTTTCATAACAGCATCCATATAGGATGCATAATTTGAATTTGACTGCCATCCGCCCTGGTAGATACGCATTCCAATTCCATTCTTTTGGAAGAGGACCAAGTTTTGACTTCCACCTGATCCATCCGAATAGGTATTGAGTTGAATTCCATCGGCCCATGTTCCAGATGCTGCACCACCAAAAAATCCAACTGAAAACGAGTTTGAAGGTTGATGATTCGGTTTAAAATAATTGGTTTGACTTCTCATATCTGGAGCGGATAGATAGGGGGTTGTAAGAAGACTACTGATGCGAGCATTACCGATGACCTCCAGTGTATAACCTGGAACGCTGGAATTAATGCCGACATTACCGTTCGCGGCAATACGGAATCGTTCGGAACCGGTTGCAGAAAAGTCTCCATTGTATGCACAATTCGTTCGGAACACATGATCGCCCCCCTGTGTTCCATAGGACAATCCATATCCAGTCGACGCGGTAATAGCGGCTGTATTCACATTAACACACTCCCAGACGAGCTGGGTACTGGTCGCAGCGGGGCCGCGTAAATGCAAGGTAGTGGGTGTGGCATAGGGGGCATTATTATTGGTGGTTCCCGAAGAAAGGATGGTAACACCATTATACACATGGAATTTGCTCTGTGGAGTAATGGTACCAATACCCACAAATCCACTCGACATGATGAACATTCCATTGGAACTATTCATGTTATTCGCCGAAACAAAACCGACAGTATTGGTTCCCGAAAAGTATCCGATGTTAAAGACGCTAAATCCATTACGAATGAGTGTTAAATGACCCTTGTTGTCTGAGGATGCTCCAGGACGAGTCAGATGAAGCATACCATAGGTTCCTCCTAGATCCGCAGGACCATCCGAAATGGATGCAGCAGGTGTACTATATGTTCCTGCATTGTTATTGACCTGCAAGGGGATGGTCGACGAGGCGGTTCCGATTCCCATCATACCGGTTGCACTAATGGATGCCCAAATGCTTCCGCTGTTCATGCTGGCAAAATAGAGGGGTGCAGCAGATCCAGTCGCACCCGATAGACCCGATTGAATAAACGTCGCGTTATTGGAGGCAATGAGACGAAGAAGTCCATAGGGAGCTCCCGCATCCGTCGCAATCGCACCCATAACATGTAGAAGCTGGGACGGATTGGTGGTCGCAATTCCGACATTTCCACCGAGAGGGTTGAATGTTATGGGGGAACCAACGTCGTATCCAGCCGTCATATAACTGCTCTGAATGGCGGTTCCAAACAGTGGTGTTCCTGTGTTCGTATAATAGGATCCAAACTTGAGGGTTCCTGTATTGGTTTTGCCCGAAATAACCAGTTGGGCGTCCATCGGGTTCAGCGTCATGGACGCGATAGGAATATCCTTGGCGGCGGTCATCAGCCATGCGGGCGAGGTGGTTCCGATTCCAAGGTTCGTGTTTTGAAAGAAGGTCTTGTTGGGATCCATGTAAAAGGTGGCACCCGATGGACCGTTTGCAGTCTCCGTTCCAAAGATACCGAGATTCGCCACGTCGATGGCATAATATCCAACGGCCTGGGATTCGGTTGTCGTCGCAATGGTACTGGCACCCGCATAAGCGTAGGCGTATTCACCACGGAAACCAGTCGTTGGGTGCGTTATGGAATATACGGTTCCTGAGGCATAAAAGTTGTTAGCATCTGTTCCAATGCGATTCACCTCCATGGTTTTGAAGGCGTTATTGGAAACGGTCAAAGGATAGTTGGGGGTATTGGTTCCGATTCCCGCCTTTCCACCGGTCGACACGGTAAGAATCGTGGAAGCGGATAACATTTCTGTGCGAATGGATGACCCAACCATGGAAATAGGATAGATGACATTGGCAGTTACCGTACTAATCGTAAGGGTACTGAACGACAAGTTGACGAAGCTAATGGTACTACCCGTTAGACTGGATGCAAAAATAGCACCTGTGACAATACTGCTTCCCCTCATCGTAGAATAAAAGGTTTCCGTCATGGTCATGGTAGATCCCGTCAGAGAGGAGTTAATAGAAACGACATTTGCACCGACCGTGGAGCCGGTCAGAGTGGAATAGGTTCCCTGTCCAAAATTCAGGGTGGATCCGATGAGTGTTGAGTTCCAAAATCCGGTATTTAATGACAGAGTTGATCCCGTAAGACTCGAATACGTTCCTTCATTGAAATTCAGGGTGGATCCAATCAACGTCGAGTTCCAAAATCCGGTGTTTAAAGCAAGAGTCGAACCGGCAAGGGTAGAATAGGTTCCGCTGGTAAGATTAATCGTAGAAACCGTAGCGGTGGATCGAAGGACCATTTGATCCATCTGGATGGTGGAACCGACAAGGGTGGAGGTGGTCAGAGAGTTATGAAGGACAAGCGTGCTCGCAATGATACTGGATCCAATCATGGTGGATTGAAAGACAATCGCATTGGTGCTGAGAGTCGAACCAGTAAGAGTAGAATAATCGACACTTCGAACAACTAGGGAAGAGCCGTTCATGGTGGAGTTCCAGGTCGCCTGATTCAGTATCATTGTGCTTCCAAATAACGTGGAAAACGAGAGGACGGACGTACTAAGGTTAACAGCGGTCATGGTCGATCCAATAAATGTCGATGCATTGCTCATATTAACGGTGGAAAGGGTGGAGATGACGCTGTACTGAAAGATGGTCGTCACGAAAACAAAGGTGGATGCTCTAAAACTGCACGCCGTGAGAACGATATTTTCCATGGTAGAAACGAAGCCACTGGAAGCTGTCAGGGACGATATGGTTGCGGCGGTGGTAAAGGAGGTGGACCCTCGAAGGGTGGAGAAGGAGATGGCGGAAATCATAGCATTGGTCCCTGCCAAGGAGGAATTCACGATGGAACTTCCGATCATAGAACCATACGATGTCGTATTGGCAACCGTCATGGTAGAGACGACTACACTTGATAAGTTCATGGTACTGACAGAAAGGGATGAGATCGTCGTTGAATCAAAATTGGAGGTGGATACGTAGAGCATGGAGTTGAGGGTAAACGTACTGAGAACCATCCGATTCAAATTGAGATCGGGCGTCCAGTTCTGTTTGCCGTTGGAACTAACCGTAAAGACATATCCGTCCTTAATGAAGGAACCGTCGGGGTTATAAGCGACAGCTTTTCGGAGGATGAGATTATTAAAATCGCCCGAGGCCATCCTATCTAATGGTATTCTGTCATATTTTTTTGATAAATACACCGCTGTTTCAAATCATGTAAATAAATATAACCACATAATAAGGATGGCTCTTCCGAATGGCCCAATTGCATTTTCAGATCTTCGAAGGGTCATTGGACCGAACGATGCGAACTCGGTGAGTCTCAGTCAGTATCGTCCGAGTTTTGCTCCTGCATACGGAAATGGAATTCCAGGCGTAACAGATGCAAACATTTCCATGTCGCAATTTGCAGGAAAATCCAAATTATTGAAATCAGGATTCACCTATCGGGTCTTTACTGGAACATACTTTGCGGACAATCCCGCATTTTTCACTACAACCACCGAGAATTACATTGGATCAACGACGGATACATCCAGTATCAACGCTGCGACGGGTGGTATAGTTCCAAATGATAGTTCGTGGGTATCCTATTCGGTAGAATGGTTTGGCTATTTCTATGCAACCGTCTCAGGAACCTATACGTTTTATACCGTTTCGGATGATGCATCATACATGTGGATCGGATCCACGGCACTTTCTGGATATACCACTACCAATGCTCTGATCAATAATGGTGGTATTCATGGTACAATAGAAGTAAGTGGAACTATTGCTTTAACAGCGGGAACCTTTTATCCGATTCGGTGTCAATTTGGTGAAAACTTTTCAGGTGATAATTATACCTTCTCTTTTGCCGCACCAGGTATTACTCGAACGTATACTATGACAGGGTATGTGTTTTACAGTCTAGGAACAACCTCTACGTTTCCTGCAGAGAGTGCACGTATTACTAAGGCTATTTCACCGACCACCAATACGGACGGTATCTATTATATCATTGTAAATGGAGTCTCGACGGCCACATATTGCCTGATGAACAGTTCGTGGAATGGAGGTGGCTGGATGATGTTGATGAAGGCGACGCGTGGAACAACGTTTCAATTCAGTTCAGGATACTGGACGGGTGTCAATACGTTGAATCCGGCTCAAACCAATCGTTCTGATGGAGATGCCAAGTTTGATGTTATGAATTATGCGATGATCAAGGACGTATTGGCGGTCTGGCCTGACGTGGGATATACAGGTGGTAGCATTGCTTCGCCGCCTGATTCATGGACATGGCTCGAGAATAATTATTATTTAAGTGGTACACGTACAACCGCATTAACAGGATTCTCAGTATCACGAGATTCGCCGAGCTATCCTGATCCGAATACCTTTCCAGGATTTTCCTACAATATTTGGTCCACTCAGAATCCTTCTAGACGTCATATCATTGGAGGTGGAACTCATATTGGAACTGTAAATAGTAATTTTCGATGGGGATTTATATTTAATGAAAATGCTCCAGGTGATTTTAGTTCATCGGATGTGGGTGGTGGAATTGGTATGAGTATTCCATATGGATCAGGTATGAATTATAGTGCAGGTGATGCGATTACATGTTGTCAGACAACGGCTGGTTTGAATCGGTCTATGCGTGTGGAAGTGTATGGTCGATGAAAAAGGATTTTAAAAACATTATCTTATTGGATTGCAATCGAATAAAATAATAAAACAAAGTTTAACACACTTCTAGCCAAGACGAGCCTTCAGTTGATTAACTTGTTCACGGAGTTCCTTGATCGATTGGATCAAGGGTGCAATCAGAGCACTGTAATTCAAGCTGTACATATCACCCTCACTATCGTAATTGACGGCTTGAGGATACACGAGATCGACCTCTTGAGCGATCAAACCAATCTGGGATTCGCCTGGTTTGTAGTCGGTTCGTGTATAGGAGTAGCCTGTAAGGGAGCAAACGGCATCCAGACAGTTCGTCAAGGGAACAAGGTTTTGTTTGTGGCGCTGATCGGATAAGGCGGTTATGTCTCCTGATGCATAAATGCTACCTCCAACATGAAGGGTGGCCGCGGTAGGATTGATGGTTCCAATACCGACAAAGGCGGTAGGTTCTGGATTAATACATATTTTGGCCCATTGAGTTAATGCCTTATTATGCCCTCCCATCTGGACAGTACTATTGTATTCACCAACGACGACACCTACCGTATCTCCGCCGAAATATCCACGTCCCGCCCAAATATTGGTAGTTCCAACGGATGGCTGATAGCTCATTAGAGGTGTACCAGGAACAGTTGTACCAATACCAACAAAACCATTTGAAGCAACGGTCATTCGAACGATATTGCTCGTTGATATGTTAATATTGGTTGCCGTCGGTGTTCCAAAGGACATACCATACGCTGTATTACTGCCAAACATACCAACTCCTTGGTATGTTTCCAGTCCAAAATAACCATACACCGTTCCATTTGATTTGAAGGTCATATAATTCGCGGTTGTTCCAGATTGTTCCATGAGAATGGGGCTAGCATTACCACTATAGACATGTAGTGTATTGGAAGGATTGTTTGTTCCGATTCCAACAGCACCACCACCTGGATTAAGAGAGATCGCATTTGTTCCAAATGAAGTCGATACACCTTGAATACAAGGTGTTGTTCCATAGGCATCTTCGTTATCAATAACAATTCCTTTCTTGGATCCTGAAATATAGCCAAATAGACCCGATCCTGCTACGGAAAAGAATCGTACTGGATTGGTTATACCGATACCAACTTTCCCGTCCGAAACAACCGTCATACGAACAATACTATTCGTAGCGATAGTGAAATTGGTAGTAGCAGTTGTTCCAATGGACATACCATACGCGGTATTATTGCCAAATAGGCCTGTTCCATCACTCTTTTCTAATCCAAAATATCCATAGACGGTTCCATTTGATTTGAAGGTCATATAATTGGGGGCTGTTCCAGATTGTTCTAGTAATAAGGAACTAGGATTTGGAGCATAGATATGTAGTTTAGTAGAAGGATTAGAAACTCCAATTCCAACGGATCCTGTATTAAAGTAAATATCAGTTCCAGATGATAACCACGTTGAACCACCCGAAAATGCGACTCCATTCACAAGAAAAGATCCAGTTATGTTCAAGCTTCCAACCACGTCCACTGCATACCCAGGAGTTGCAGTTCCGACTCCTAATCTTCCTGCTTGTGTTATGGTTAAACGGTTCGTCCAGGATGCAGAATTGTTATTGATGGATAAATTATTGCTACCTGTTGTGATCTGCCATGAGGCAGCTGCTAGATCGAGTAAATTCAAGGCTACCGCACCTGTTCCATTTCCAGCGATCAATCCTGTTGTTCCTCGTGCGACTCCTACCACATCGAGTGTATAGGCAGGTGAAGCCGATCCTATTCCAACCGATCCCGTTTGGGTAATCGTTAGACGATTCGTCCATGACGCAGAATTGTTGTTAATCGACAGATTATTGACACCGGTCGTGATCTGCCATGCCGCTGCTGCGACATCTAGTAAACTGAGAGCTACTGTACCTGTTCCATTTCCAGCAACCAAACCCGTTGTTCCACGAGCGACTCCCACGACATCGAGAGAGTAGGCGGGTGAAACAGATCCGATACCGACAAATCCCGCGGAGTCAATAACCATTCGTGTTATTCCAGAAGATGAGTCATAGACGTAAAAGTTGCCTACTCCTGCACCTGATCCCGTTCCTCCTGAACCAATACGCCAATACCGTCCACTGGTGGCAGTATTAACGAGATCCAGTGTGGTATCCGACGAAGGTGATGTGAAATAGGCGGTGGGAGTAAATGTGCTGCTACCTTGGTATACATGGAGAGGATAGGCAGGAGCCGTTCCTACACCGAGTTGATTGTTGACGACAACGGTGGGTACTGCACCTGTCACCGATCCACCCACAAAATACATGACGGGGACGGGAGTTGAAGAACTGACATCTTTGTAGAATGTTAGATTGGCAGATCCAGTCGCCATGAAATACGCAGCACCTGCGACATCACCGATGCGAACACATGTTCCACGTGCTGCTGCCGCACCCGATTGACCCAGATAAACGGCCTGTAGGGTTCCGATGGTAGGAAAGACGACACTGGGGCTACTCTGGAACGCCGTTTGTGCTTGGATAGTTCCTGAAACATCAAGGGTTGTGGCGGGGCTACTGGATCCGACGCCGACGTTTCCTGATGGAAGAAGGATGATACCAAATGTGGGATTGGCCAAACCACCTTGGGCCTGAAGGCGTAGAATACCCGCATCATTGCGAAGGGTAGCCATACTAATGGCCCCACCATCTGCGGTTCGTCCTGAGGAGTTGAGAAACAGATTGCATCCGATTCCTGTATCGTTGAGGAGGGACAGCTGGGTATAGGAATTTCCTCCCAGACTACCGTTTTGAATGGTCGTTCCAATAAAGGTTCCACTGTTTCCATAGACGTAGAGTGTTGTCGTTGGATTCACCGTTCCAATTCCAACAAACCCAGTATTATAGTAAATATTGGCACCTGCGGAGCCCCACTGACTGCTACCGCCACCACCTCCACTTAGAGGCGTTCCATTAACAAGAACCGAACCCGAAACGTTGATGTTTCCAGCGACATCCAGTGTATAGGAGGGATTTGTCATGCCAATTCCGACATACCCGTTGGAGCTAGGGAAAATATTGGCCATGGCGGTCAGGGAAAAGGTCGTGGGAACCATCGCGGTACTCAGAAGTTCTGCCGTGGCAGGATCATAAAGGACATTGCTTCCTGATGCACCCGATACCATCAGATCATAGACAATACTGGTTGTCGATTTGATGTAAATGTAGATGTCATATCTAGAGTTGTTAATGGCATAGACGACATCGCATAAACCCGATGAATTCTGGAATCCAGATACCGTTCCCCATACTTTCAGTCCATTACGTGTGACAATCGATAAATCGACGTACATAACCCCCGTTCCAAGAAATCCACCAACTTGGCCGCGAACATTGACCATACCAAATCCTGCAGCGGTGGTTCCGAGCGTCGCGATCTTGTATAACCCGGCTCCAGACGCAGGGCTGTAGCCGAGAGTATTGGATGTCTGGGTATTGATCCATTCGAATTGCTGTAAGTTATAGGCTTGAATGGATCCGAGGGGTGCATCGATACCATATCGTGGATTGGTCGTTCCGATTCCGATACCTCCTGTCAATTGACTGAAGAATCCTTGAATCTGGAATCCATAGTAAGAAACTGTTTGTCCGGCCTGGGAAACAAAGGAGAGTCCGAATTTACCAGAGGGAGCAATGAAACTTACCGTGTACGTCGCGTATACCCCCGTTATGTTGACGGAGCTGGATCCTGGAATCTGTTGATCGGCGGGACTGGTGGTCAGGTGATTGCATAGATAAAAGTAGGGCGAGGTTCCCGTCATTTTGGCGGTAATGGTAAAGGCATAGGAATTGCCAGGAACTAGATTTCCTGTATAGGTCAGGACGGTATTGGTATAGACACCCAGGAGGACAGAGATCGCGGCGGGGCTGCCTGATGGACCTGACATGGTCCCGTTGTACGTAGGAGTAAAGGCGGTGGCATCGGTTCCTGTAAAGATGTTGATCCATGATTGGATGTAGTTTCCAGAGAGGTTGACGGTATTGAAGGTGTTCGTCTGCAAATTGTAGATGGGATTGGTCATACCGATACCCAGATGACCCGTCGACACGGTGATGAGGGTGGAAGCGTGTAGAGTGTTGGTGGAGATGGTGCTTCCGATCATGGAGGAGAAGTTCAGACGAGTGGTCGTTATGGTCGATCCTGTTAGGGTCGAATTCCAGAAGCCCGTGTTGGTGGTAAAGGTGGATCCAAGAAGTGTCGAATACGTGGTGTTGATGGTATTCAGAGTGGAACCCGTCATGGTGGATTGAAGGATCAAGAGACTGGTAGTCAGGGTACTTCCCACGACGGTGGAATAATACAAGGTAGAAGCCGTTATCGTAGAGGCGACAATGGAAGAACCCGTTAGCGTCGAGAAGAGTCCGCGATTGATATTAACGGTGGATCCTGAGAAGAAGTGGGTAAAGAGCGTACTGGCGGTTCCTGTGGAGAAGGCGATGGTAGATCCAAAGAAGGTGGACGTGGTAATGGTGGATCCAAAGAGGGAGGAGTAGTACAGAGTGGAAATGTTGAGAGTGGAGGTAATAATCGTGGATCCCGTCAGGGTCGAGTAGAATCCGTTGTTGGTATTGACGCTGGATCCGTAAAAGTCATTGTTGATGAGGATGTTTCCTGTTGCGGTGGAGTAAAGAAGGGTGGAACCGTGCAGGGTGGAGAAATAGATGGAGGAACCCGAAAGAGTAGAGGTGGTAATGGAGGAACCGGTCAGGGTGGAGTAGAATCCGTTGTTGGTATTTGAAGTGGAGGCGGAGAACAGGTGGGTAAAGAGCGTGCTGGCGGTTCCTGTGGAGAAAGCGATGGTCGATCCGAAGAAGCTGGAGGTCGCCTGGGTACTTCCGACAAGGGTGGAGTAATAGATGGTAGATCCACTGATCGTGGACGTAGTAATAGAGGATCCAAAGAGAGAGGAATAATAGAGGCTAGAAACGTTAAGGGTGGAGGTCGTAAGAGTGGAACCTTTCGTAGTAGAATAAAATATGTTATTGCCACTGATGGTAGAGGTATCGATCGTAGAATGAACGACTAGGGTCTCTGTGTTGGAGGTGGAACCCGTGAGACTGGAGGCGTAGAACACAAAAAACGATCCGTTGGTCAGTCTCAGAGTAGAATTGACGGCGATCGTACTGACGGACAAATACCGAAGATACAAATCGTTTGTCCATAATTGTTTGGAATCGGGTCCGATCGTAAAGACGTACCCGTTCTGGATAAAGGATCCGTCTGGGCGGGACGGAACAATATTTCGGAGTGTCACATAATTGAAATCACCCGATGACATTCTATCTACTGATCATTATTTTTAATAAAAGATACGTATCACGGCCGTAATAATCACTGTGATATGCTAATAGTTAAAGATCGCATAGTTGATCGTGGCAATACTACCAGTTGCATTGGGATTCGATACAATCCAACGAATGGTATCTGGCGAAACGTAGACGAAGGTACATGTAGCATTGAATGTTCCAGTGTTTCTTAATCCCATGGTGACAATCGAGTTCGATGTATAACCCGTAATGGTTTGAGTAAAATTGGTTGTTGTATTTGCTGCAATCTCCGTGGTGGTATAGGATCCGATAATGATTTGTGTAACGGCTGTTCCGTTGGGCCCCGATACGATGGTTCCTTTCATACTGGATGCGACCATACTGGAAACGGCAATAGCAGAAGTATAGATTTGATTGGTAGAAATCTGGTTCGTCGAAAGAAAATTGGTCGAAAGTTGATTAGTGGACATCATATTACTAATGACTTTATCGGAGGTCACGCTTTGCAGACCGCTGATGGAATTGAAATTGATGTTTCCGACATTAAGGGTTATATTGGTCGCATCGATACTAGCATTGATCTTGATATTGTCTACAATGATATTACTTCCTGCTCCGCCTGACATGGTGGAATAGGTCAGATAACTGGTACTTACCAGTGGGGCATTCATGGTGCATACCATGAGCGCAGTATTAGCGTAAATAGACGATCCTGAGATGGTCGAAAAGTTAACTGCGGTCATCGTGGCGGTAGATGCATATACGGTGGAGATGTTCGCAGTCGATGCATTGGCTAACGCAGTAAAGAGAGTGCTGGTTCTCATGGTGGATCCCGATACGGAGGAAACGTAAATGTTATTGGAGGGAACGAGCTGGCCATTCGAAGAGGTTATCGATACATAATTACTGGAAAGAGGCAGATCGTAGTCTCCAAGGAGGTAGGTTTGATTGGAAGATCCGTTATTATAGGTTCGAATGATTAATGGACCGCTATTGATCGGTGTGATACCAGAGGAACTCATCTAGAATGATAGAAGAATGAAAATCACCAATGCGCAAGTCTAAAGTTAAATATCCGGAACAACTAACAGGATGCCAGCAGGTGGAGGTTTATTACAACTTGTCGCAACAGGAAAACAAGATTTGTTTTTGACGGGGAATCCCCAGATCAGCTTTTTTAAAATGGTTTATCGTCGCCACACCAATTTTGCGATCGAATCGCAGGCCATGTATTTTGATGGAACCCCCAACTTTGGACAGCGTATCACCTGTCTGATCCCTCGCCGAGGAGACCTTTTGGGAAAAGTATATCTCGACGTGGTCTTACCACAAATCAAGGATACGAGTGGAAATCCTCTATCGTATACGAACTCGATTGGTCATGCCCTTATCCAAGAAATAACCTTTGAGGTGGGAGAGCAAGAGATTGATCGTCAGACTGGAGAATGGATGGAAATCTGGACGCAGATGACAACCCCGCATGGTCAGCGTATGGCGTTGAATGAGATGTTGGGTCGTGTGGAGCCTTATAACTTGATTGATATCCAGCCGAGTACCCAATCCGATGGTCTGCATTTATTGATCCCGCTCCAGTTCTATTTCTGCCAGAATCCTGGTATGTATTTGCCCCTCTTGGCACTGCAATATAGCCCGATTCGTATTAATATAACACTGAGACCCCTTCAGCAACTCTTCTGGGTTCCTCCTCCGATTCCGCCTTTCACGCAGGAGGGTTGGATGCCGGCCTGTTCCGTCCAAGTCAGTTGTACGACGCCCATTACGAGCATGGTGCTCTGGGGCGATTTCGTGTATCTCGATGTGGAGGAGCGTCGTCGTTATGTGAGTGAGACGCATGAATATGTTATTGATCAAATCCAGTATACTGCGCCTTATGCGATAACAGCCAATCAGACGACCGCCACGGTTCCGATCGAATTCAATCACCCGATCAAGGAGTTTCTCTTTGTGGTGCAACGTGATTCCATGGAGAATCGCAATGAATGGTTCAATTATAGCAATTTGGCGATTGGTGAATATACGCCGCCTGCCATTTTACCGTATGTGAATTCGAATGCTCCATCGTATCGTTTGGATTTGATTGCCTCGGCAAAGCTACAGTTAGACGGTTATGATCGTTTTATGGAGCGAACCCCGCAATATTTCCGTCTGCAACAGCCCTATGAACATCATACCACGACTCCGGTCAATTCGTTCATTTACAATTACAGTTTCGCATTGAGACCGGAGGACGCCCAGCCAACGGGAACGATGAATGCCAGCCGAATTGACAGTATGGTATGGCAGATTCAAATGAATACGATTTTGAGCAACCCGACGCTTCCTGCCTGGCAACAACGTGGCAACTGCCATATTGTCGTGTATGCCCGCAATTACAATGTCTTTCGCGTGATTAATGGATTTGGAGGTCTGCTATTTACGATTTAATAATGTCGTTTTTGGGTCTCTTTTTTTAAAGAAAGACTAAGTAATGAGCGCAAAAGCACCGAGTCCAAGCGTCTCTCAATTTGAATTTTGGCAGAAGGGGCTCGCCTTCAACGGAAATAACAATGCAAATGAGGGTGAAAATGGAGGAACCTTTCTTTCGTATGACGTCTTCTTGGCTCTCTCCATTGTGGGTGGGTTTCTGGCTCTGGATCATTTGTATCTTCGATCACCGTTGACGTTTTTGGCGAAACTGGTGGTCAACATTCTCTTTTTTGGTGTATGGTGGGTCTATGACGCGGCACAGGCGATTTTTAATAGAGATACGATTAAGGTGTATGGTCTTGGTGTTCCAGGATTAGGTCCAAAGGGAATTGCATGTGGTGTGTTGGCAAAGGATGAGCCAGATAAGAAGCACTTGCGATTTTTTACGTATGCGGCTGCTCTTATTTTTGGAGGAATGTTCGGATTGGATTCATTTTTGGTGGGAAACAAACAGCGTGGAATCATTCGTCTGGTTTTACTGATTTCGTTTATTTTCGCACCGATTGCGTTGGCATGGTGGGGCTGGAATATGGTACGTTTCTTTACGGATACCAAACAAGTCGTATCGGAACATGCGGGATATTTTGGGGCAGCGTCAACCTCGGCGGAGGAAGAGATACTAGCACGATTTCCCTTCTTGAGTGGATTGTTTAGTCCAGTACAAACGATAACGAAAATCATTAATGAGATCTTGCAGCCGTTTCAGCAAACCGCGGAGGCGGCGATCAAGACGGTGGACAGTGTCGTGAAAACCGCGGATGATGCGTTGGTCCTAGGAAAAACAGCGATTGATAAGGGAAGCAATATCGTGGGACAAATTGCGGAAACGGTGGACAAGGCAACGACGGCATTATCGTCGGCATCTTCGGCTCTGCCTGGATTGGATTTGTATAAGAGCATTTCCCCTGAAGGTGTTGCGGCTGCGAAGCAGACGGGCGGTTCAAAGGCTTCAGCCTCCGTAGCAAGCGCAGCGATTGCAATCGCAGCAACAAGCGACCTAAATATGCTTCACTATACATTATTAGGTACCATCGTACTGATTGCGATAACTGGTCTTTCCCTAACCTATTATCGATCCAAGAATGTCCGACCCACGAAAGATGACACCCCTCCCGAACCAGGAGTTTTTCGAAAGCCTGATTCAAAAGAACGTTCCACATGAGCCAATTGTCTTATGCAAATTTTCTGCTGGTTGGTGCCAACCTTGTAAACGTATTGATACCAATCTCCTTCTCTCCCTGAGCGATCGGATCGTCTGGTATGAGTGTGATTTGGATGAAAATGATTATACCCCAGGTTATTGTGGTGTAAAAACCATTCCGTGCTTCCTGGCGATCGTCAATGGCGTCCCTCAACCGCTCTTTCAGAGCTCGGATACCATGAAGGTTGTGGAGTGGATCAAGGGTGGATTCAAACACACTTTTTAAGAAAAAGTGTTCAAAAAAATATTAGAAAATCTAAAAAATAAAAGACTGTTTTAAGAACTTGGTATATTTCTTAAAATAATCTATTAGACCCGTGCAGATTTTAAATAAGAGTATTAACTTTCATATAATCAGATACTTTTTTAATATCATCAATTGTGGCATTTGATTTCATTCTATTAGCTTTATAGCTAATAATCCATACATTTCCTTTTATATACCCTTTTGTTGTGTCAAATCTATCAATGCTGGCACTATTGTCTTTAATTGACCCTGTTCCACCAAATACCATTTCTATTCCTAAAACTGGACAACATACAAGGCCTTTTGTTAATGTAAGTAAATAAGAATCATCAATATCTATTATACGTTCTGATTCTTTACAGCGCTGTTTAGCATTTTTAATCATTGAACTTAGAGCAGTACATTTTATGCATTTATTTGTAATTCCACATATTGTGGCACTATCTGATTTATGAAACATATCCACTGATTTTTTTTCCTTACATAAAGAGCAAACCTTATCCGTGTCCTCCTTTGTGGTTTTTGTTCCTTTTATTCTTTTTGGTTTAGCAATTTCTTCAACAATTGGGGGTTCCCATTTTTGTAAAGCATTTACTAACATTTCCATATCCTCTGGGGTAGAATTATTTTTAATTGTATTTGCTTTTTTTGAAATCATTTGTAAATTACCAATTATATGCCCCACACTATGAATAATAGCATCAATTGTGGCGGAATTATTACATTGATCTTTTCCACCAAATTGTAATGGAATACCAAATATTGGACAATGAGTTGTTACTAGTGATTTGATATAGTCTAGCGTAATTTTCTTAGAATCATTCCCCTCTCTTTTTGCTCTCTGTATGACTCCTTGTCGCATTGCCTGAATCGCACGACACTTATAGCAGTAATGATCCAGGTTTGTACCATTATTTGAATTTTCTTTGTTAGCAAATTGGTCAATGGATAATTCTATTTTACAACCACTACAACGTTTTTTATCCTCGATAATAGTATGGGGTACAGTTGTACGATATTCTGTATTATTAATTCTATCTGGGTGATTTGGGCACATTGTAGTATTTGAATGACTTATAGCGTTAGAATTTGCACTACTCCCTGTAAATGTTTTTCCACATCCATTAGGGCAATCAATTGGGGTTTCTTCCCCCTCAAAATATGGACAAGACTTACTTGTTGAATGTTTATGCGCACTAGAAAGTGTTGTAAATGTTATTAAACATGACTCATGCGAACAAGTATACTTTCCTTCTTTTGTCCTAATATGACCATGCTCACTTGGACATATTGTCTTTTTTAAATGGCCTCTAAGTGATTGATTACACTTTTTACAAGTAGCATCTTTGCGTGGCATTTATTAATACCATGATTTAGATAAAATTAACTATCAATTTTCATATATTATATTTGAGTGATTATCTTTTTTCTAAGCCGCAGAATGCGGCATACTGTGTAAAGCGTTCCGCTTAAAAGTCTATTTTTTCTAAAAAGTCTTTAACTAAAAAAATAACACATCTGATGTTTGAGTCCCTCATAATGAGCACATTTATGAGGAGAAATAACCTTTCCAACACGAGGAAGCATGGGGCAACGATGAGAATTCATCTTGAGTTCGGATCGAAAGAAGTCGAGGAAGGGAAGGGTGGACCGTTGTTGTTCGGGATGGAATTGAACGGCGTAGATGGGGTAGTGTTTGGATTCGATGGCAGCAACGTATTCTTTTCCCGATTCATCGAGCGAGGTAGCAAGAACCGAAAAGAATTTATGCAAGGCTGGATTGGTTTTCATCTCTTCTACTGAGATTCCGTATTCGTGGTATTGTAGGGTGGATTTCTTTTGTTCGAGGTAATCGAGATAGGAAGAGGGGAAGGATTGGATCATTCGAGAACAGGTGGTGTTGCGACTGATACGAAGGGGAAAGAGTCCGTCGGCAGGAAAGGATTTCCATGTTCTTTTTCCGCCGACCAATTCAATCAATCGTTCCATACCGAAACAGGTTCCCCAGATAGGAAAATATTCTCCCTTACGCATGGACATTTTGTGGAAGATTCGAAGGGAATTCATAAAGATCTCGTTTTCAAAATCAGATCCGCGATCAGATCCGCGATCGGTTCCTGGAAGGAAGAGTCCGTTGACCATTTGAAAGTAGACTTCGTGGTCCTTGGTATCAAAAGGAATGGGTAGGACACGAATTCCACGTTGTTCGAACCAATCAATGTAGGATTTCATGATATGGGAGGTTCCATATTTTGATTTGCGTGCATGTGGAATGGTGAGAATTCCAACACAACAAGTGGATTTCTTTCGAGTACGAGACCGTAGGCTCCTCATCCGACTACTAGACTCGCGGATTTAACTGGCGATTAGCTGGCAAACATGACCTTCCCTCGTCCATCTTTCACTGTATAGACGTTCCACCCTTCGGTAAAGACGCGGAATTCGGCCTTGCGTTGACCCAGAAGCGGATTGGTATTGATATTGGCAAGTTCAATGTGTAGTGTCGGGCGATCCGCGGTCGTCCAATTAACGGTTCCTTCGGGTTGTCGCTCCGCAGGATACACGGTTCCATATTTCTCTCCCGTCGACCAGTTCATGGATCCGATGTGTGCACCATTGCACTTTTCATCTTTTGCCAAAGGATTGATGCTATTCCATACAAATGGAGCAGCCCGTTCTTCACGGTCCTTTCCTGCGATATTTAACTTGATTCGATAATAGAATTCGCCGTAGGGTTCCGTATAGGGTTGGACCATTGTGGTAGGGTTCGAGTCAAAATAATCATTGTACCAATTGTCTAGTTGGTTTCGATCGAGAGCATTGTAGTTTCGGAAGAACCAAAACAAACGTTCGGTAGGGTGGCGACCATCGACGAATCTCGTACATGAAGATACGCCGCCCTTATCCAAGGAAATGAAATCGAGTTCTCCAAAGGTAAACTTATTCTCAAATTGACGACGAAAGGGGATCTGGATGGGTTTGGATCGAAGTTCTTCTTGTATCTCAGGAGGAACATAGTGTTGCACGGTGGACAATACAATAACAGGATTAGGAATCTTAGTACGCTCCAAAGGAGTAAAGGGATATGTCGAACCATTATCATAGGAGACTTTCATAGAAGGAAGACTCCAAGGAGCTGGTTTAATAACGGTCGTATCGCTGCAGACGACGAGATCTTCAAGCTTTCGTAGGGTTCCACGGATACGAAAGGTCTGCCAGGACATGGCAACCAAGGGGAATCCACCATCACCAGGACATTGTGTTCCAGGAAGGGGAAGATGAATTCGAAGATGTCCAGGGGTTGCACGCATCTGAAGACTGCGTGTGGATGCGTCCGTCCATCCTCCTTTGGCCAAGGCGAGACCGCTGGAATTCAAGGATCCTTCCGTCATTTGTTTGGCGAGTAGACCGTCGCCGCTCCATTCTTGTAGTAAGAACTGATCTTGGTAGAATTGTAGGGACTCAAAGAGGAAATATCCGACCCCATTCACGTACCCATAGGAAGTGGAAGAAAGATCGTTGGTGGTTATGGGTTGGAGACCGTTAACCGTCGCGGAAGGAGCCAATGCACCCGTCGAGGATCCGAGGGGGAGAGAAGGAAGCCAGGTAGGAAGATCAATTTCCAGGGCGCACTCGGTAAGGACATCGCCATAGGCATCGATTTCGACTTCAAAGGTTTGCCCGAAGGCAGTATCGTTGAGAGGAATAATGGTTTTACGTTCGGCTAGATGAGGAACGGAACTCTCATATCGTGCATCGTAGGGGAATACACTTTCTTTCGAGTCTTTTACAAAATAATGATCTTTTACACCACGTGCAACGAGTTCAAAGAGAGCCCCTTGCCCACTGGATTGGTTAATGGTGGCCATTCTATTTAGATGATTCTAATGAAAGTTTAGGCCAATAGATGACGGGCCACGACGGTGGCGAAACCAGACATCAACGAAATGCCGAGTGCCATGGGTAGATTATAACGATAGGAAAGAACAAAGAGTACACCGTTGGAATTAACGAGTGCGATCAAAAGAAGAGAAACGCTTTCACTGAGAAGATCGTTTGGATCATTGGAGAGAGAGGGTAGTTGTCCGACGATCCATTTGGAGAGGACTGCCGTAAAGAGGGAGGCG